CTTGCAACACTCTTGCCGCTGCAGTCGTACTTTCAATTGATGGCATAACAGCAGGCGCAACAGCCCTTGCTGCTGGTGCGACCTTGCCAGTAAATCCTTCAGCAACTCCTCTTGCCAATCCAACCAACCCACCGCCAGTAGGCGTAAGAATGGATGCAGCCGTTGTGGTTATTGGATACTTCTCAACATCGCGCTGTAATACTTCGCTGATGCGAGCCATACGCTCTGGACCTAGCAACGCCTTGCCAGCCGCCTCTTGACCCTTCTGGCCTGCGATGAATCCACCGATACCAGCAATCGCGCCAGTAGCCAGCCTTGGCAGTATGCCTCCAGGTGTAAGTGCGGCAGCGGTTTCAGCAGCCACAGCACCAGTTGTTGCGGGTATTACTTGGCTTGCAACAGTGCGTGCAATCGCGCCAAGCCTGCTCGGTTCTTCTGGCTCAAGCTCAAATGAGTCAACATTCCCATCCTTGTCCGCCTCAAAGCGTACTACCTTGCCGTCCTTGTTTCTGCCAATTGCAAAGCCAACTCCAGTAGCCTTATCCGTTCCAGATGATACTGTTTCAATGCCCAGCCTCTGCGCTTCCTTGACTGCTGGGATTGCTGGAGTCTCAATAATGCCTTCAGCCAACGCCTGCGCTGTTGGCTTGTATCCTTCGGCTATAGTGCCATCTGGCCTGCGGATCGTACCCATTGCATCCACCGCCTTGCCAGCCTCAATGGATGCTTGCTGTGGCGTTGCGCCAGCTTGTAGTTGACGTTGTGTTTCTTGCTGTAATACAGCTTCACGCTCTGGAGAGATAACATCCTCTGGCGCACCACCAGATGCCAAATAATCAGCCTTGGTTAAGTTGCCAGCTTCTTCTTGCGAAAGTGGAGCAAACTCTAAATCTTGTTCCTGCTCTGGAACGAACTCAAGCTCTGGCTCTATAGCCATTGCTTACTGCCTCGCTTGCAGTCTACCTGGTTTTCCGTTGATATAAATAAGTTGCCCAGGCTTTACGCCTGCTGCCTTTGCCTCTTGGAGACTCTTAAAGTTCCTTGGTGCTTCTTGCTGTGCTGGTGCTTGCGCTGGAGTCTCTGGAGCAACTTGCGGTGCTACTTGCGGTGTGGTTTGTAACGGCATTGCTTCAGATTGATAATCTGGAACATTCGTTTCCATCTGACCCGCTTGTCTGTTAAAGCCAAGTTCGGCAAGCTTGCTTCTGTATACGCCAGCTTCAGCCTCGATGTCTTTTAGGACATCAGCGCGTGGCTTTGCCCCAATCAATCCAAGCCCAGCCTCCATAGCAAATGTGCGCCTATCGCCCTTTGCCATTTCAATCTCTTGTTTTACGCGCTTCTTCTGTAGGTCTTTTAGCCTATCGCTTAATTCGGCGCGCTGTGTTTCAATATCTTCATTTTGAAGGCTTTGCTCGTTGCTAATTGTTTGTCCAATTCCAGAAAGATAGGGAGCAAACGCTGGATCTTGGCTTAACGCAGGAAGGTCTTTAAGCTTTCCCTTGACCTTCAATCCACCCTTCTCGAAACTAAAGTCAACGTCTGGCTGTTCCTTGAGTGCCATTGCACGCTCTTCTAGGGCTTGCTTTCTCTGCGCTTCGGCTACGGCTTGCTTCTGAAGCTCATCCTGGCGAAACATATTCATCAATTCTGGTACATCTAATACTGCCATAAATCTCCTTATATCTTAATTAAGTTTCCAAGACCAGTAGCAACTTGACCGAATTGTTCAGCCCCACTTGGCTGCCTAGAAATCGCTCCAACCTGCGCACCGTAAGTGCTTCCAAGATAATTAGCCTGCGATCCGTACAGGCTTGTAAACGCATTTTGCAATGCAACAGGAATCTCTGGATTGGTTGTCTGATAAAAGTTAGCAGCCGTTGACGGCTGTTGATTAAACCCACCAGGCAATGCTTGATTGGCTTGGATGTAGCTCTGCATCGCGCCTTGCTGTTGGGCTGTCCGCTGGCCTGCAAGATTATAGATGGAAGGTCCACCACCAATGAAGTTGGCAGCTGCTCCAAGCCTATTCTGACGCAATGCGTCACGGAACGCTATGTCGGATTTGAGCGCATCACCACTCGACAAGCCAGACCCAAGGAAGCTCTGTGCTGCACCATAGCGTGCCAGCTTGCGTTGCTCGCCAGCAGCACCGATCTGTGCGGCCTCTTGTACCGCTGGTCCAATTCCAAAGATATTGCCACGCGCAGTCTGTGCTGCTCTTGCTGCCTGCTCGTATCCACGCCGTTCTTCCGCACCAATGGTCGATCCAAGGCGTAATTGATTAAGAGCCTCGTCCTCGATGGTCTTGCGGATTTGCTCAGTCTCTGGCGTGGTTGTTGCACCAATTGGCTCAGTAGCCATCTGGCGATACTGCTGACCCAAGCCAACCGCAGTGCGGTAGGAATCTGGATCAATCTGGAAAAGCTGTTGTGAAGCACGTTCTTCGGGTAGCTGGACAAAGGATCTAAACGAGGTGATCTCTTTTAACCCTTCGGGGCTATCCATCGTAATAGGCGTGAAATTCTTTTGCATATCCTGCGCGCCAGTAACTGCGCTAGTTACGCTTTTCAAGTCATCATTGAGTTGCTTGATGAATACTTCGGAAGATGTGCGTCTAGCATCATTAGCAGGAAGATCGGCAAGAAGCTTGTTGGCCGTAGCAAGCCGTTCATTGATGCCAGCAATTTGAGCGTTGCCTCGATCAATCACGCTGTTTAGACGGGATAGCTTTGTGTTGTTGTAATCGTCAACTATGTTCTGGTCGGAGACTTGGAAGTTAAGCATTGAACCAAGATCAGACGATCCATAGTTACGCCCAGCGGAAAGTTGGGATAGGGCTTGGTTGAACTCTGGACCAGCGTTAGGATTTTGCATTCCACCTCCACCAGCAGTCAATGCTTGGATTTGAGAGGCCAAAGAATTGCGAGTGGTTTCTTGGCTCGTGACATCGGCAAGACGCTTTTCGTAGGTGTCTTGTAGGTTCTTAAGATTTTGTTGTTGCACCTTAGAAACTTGATTTTGGGCTTCAACTATGTTCGTATATGGAAATCCACCAGCGTTTTCATTGTAAAAGCGCACATCATTTGTTCCTGGTCGTGGTGACGGATAGGTAGAAATTGTTCCGTCCTCATTAACCTTGTATCTCGCTGGATACCTAGATGCCAATTGTTCCGCAGAATTTCCAAGAGATTTCGCCATTTTATTTAGTCCCAACAGTTAAATCTGGATTGCCAATATTCGTGCCAATCGTACCATAGAAATCAACTGGTCCTGGCTGGCGGTTGAACGCTACATTCTGTTCAACTGAGCTATAGGGCGATGTGCCATAAAGACGCTCAAACTGGCGGGTCATCTGATCGCCTAATCCGCGATTCAAGGCATACGCCTGTGGGCTAGTCTCGTACTGCCTGCGGAGCGATTCTAGGGTGCGCTGTGGACCGTATTGGCGTTCTAGCTGCATCCCAGCCTGCACGCCTGCCTGCTGGTCTAAGGCTGATAGCTGGCGTTCTAGGCCACGCTGGGCTGGCATATATTGCAGACGAAGCTTATTCTCAAGCTCTGCCATCGCTGGGGCTTTCTCGATATAAGTCTCAATATTCTTCTTGTACGCTTCTGCATTGGCCTGCGCTACCGCTGCTGGATCGGGCGGGGGCGGAGGTGCAGGAATTGAAGGTCCTCCACCCATGTTAAACTCTAGCCTTTCGCATAAATGTCATATAACAATAACTCCTTGGTTTACCAGAACGATTAAAGGTGATCCGCTTGCGAGGACCAAAACGCTCCCAAAGGAGCAACAGCAAGCATCTCAAGGATTTAGCACCTTTTGAGGAGATAGTCAAATCAACAAACACATTCTCGCCATCTTCGCTATGCACATAATGATTAGGCTCTTGCCCATCCTTTATACATCTAGCCAAAGCCACGCCTGCAATCCCATCCTTATCCTCGACTACGCCAACCATACCCTGCTTCTCAAACCAGCCAAACCATTCAGCTAGGTTAGGCCACATAGCCTCTGGAACACCGCTTTGCTCAATGTACTCAACAGCCGTCATATTGTTTGCTGTATCTGGATTGTGTCTGGATTTGCTGCTGCCGTTACCTGGCGAATAGCCATCTTGTTTGCTGGTGTGGAAATCTTAATGTTGAGTAAACGCCACTTTTCGTATGCCCTAAGATCGCCTGCAAGCTTCTTCTTAACTGATGTCGGAAGGACGGCTGGAAGCACGAATGGGAGTGTGAGAACTGAACTTGCAATATTGATGTTGGATGCAACGTCAATATCGCCAACGTCAGTATCTCGCTGGATTGCTACAGTAGCATCATTTGAAAACGAATTGTCAAAGATAACCTCAAAATAGCTTCCGTATTTCAGAGAGAATGGATCTCCAAAATTAAAGTCCTTGGTGCGGACATAAGATTCGTAGTCAGTTCCAGCGTCTTGATAATCTGCGGACGTAGTGCCAGCGGGAGACTTGTAGCCAGCATACTTCTCGATAATACCATTGGTCTTCTTAAACATCGCCCTAGAGCCTTCTTGATTAAAGTTCGTAAGCGTAAACTGCATAACCTGCGGACTCCAAGTTCCCTCGAATGCGCCAAGAGCCGTATTGTAAACCAAGAGCGTATCGTTGTAATCGTTTGATCCAGTAGGTATGGCAAGGAAGTAGCGGTTATCGTAGAAGATTGCCGTAGCCACCCTAATAGAATCCGTATTGATGCTCTGGATCACATCCTTGACTATCTCTGAAACTGGTATGCCAACCGAACTAAAATCGTCAGCAACAGAGCGAACCAGCGATCTGATGCCGTTATCGGACAAGAACAGAATGTCGCTGCTTACTTGCACCGCAGTGCCAGTTGCCACGCATCCAGTATTGTTTGAAATGATTGAAACAATCCAATCCGCACCAGAGGTAGCATCGCTTGGAATGTCAACCTGGAACACTCTGCGCTTCTTGAATACGATCAGCCTATTCTTGTAGTAAGGCACAACTGCCGTAATCTGATCGCCGTCATCGCCGTTGACAACAATGCTGTTGGTCGATGCCCACACTGAAGGATCAAGAATGTCGGAGGCGTAAAGCGTGTTTCTGTTTGCACCAGAGCCAACGCCGAATAATCTGTTTTCAGCGTTGACCAAAATCCTAATACCCGCTGGAGGCGCGCTGACTGTTGCTGTAGCAGTAGCACCAGAGCCATCACCAATGATTGTAACGGTTGGGGCAGTAATATAGCCAGACCCACCACTAACAACCGTAACGCCAGTAACAGCACCTCCAGCTACTAGGGTAATCAGTTCTGGCATCGTCCCGCCAAGCGTTGGACCAGTAATAATTGCTGTTGCGCTGGTATATCCAGTGCCGCCAGTTGTTACTGTGATTGCCCTAACCTTGCCACCCTGCCTTTCAACCGCAGTTCCATCCCAAAAGTGTAAATCGCTATCCGAATCGGATAGGTACATCTTGTCAACAAACTGAGCAAAAGATACCTCAATGTCTTCCGCAACGCTGTAGCCATCTCGCCATTGAACCTGCTCTGCTGTCCAAGTTATGTTTGTATTGGCCCATTCTTGGTATCCAATATGAGGAGTTGCGCTTCCGCTTGATTCAATGCTGTAAAATTTACCACCAGTAACAGTAAGCAATTGCTGGTATGCGGATGTCTCGTAGTACCGCA